CAGCAGAAATGCGCCGATGGATCGAGGGGTTTAATTAAAAGTGATTATTTTCTACGCGAAGAAACCGGCCGGGCTGCCGATGCTTGGGCTTGGGCTGCTCCCAAAAAATATTGAACGGCTGAAACAAGGCCAGCCGATATTCAGGCGTCTCGGCGACGATGTTCCTGAGCTCCGGGGCTGGGAGTTGTTCATCGGGCACAATCAATCGGCACGGGATCGAGGGACGCGAATAATTACTATTACCTTTCATGATGAGTCGATAAACCGGTTTGTGGTGAGGCAGCTTTGGGAGATTCCGGCGCAGCCACCAGACATGCCGTTTAATATCACGCTGTTTTATGCTGAGAACGAAGAGAAGCTCATGGCGGAGCTGGTAGCGGGCGGCGTGAAAATTGAGCATTTCATCGACAAGCGCGGAGTTGCGAACTGATGGCAAAGCTTAAAGAAAAACTGCAGAAAGAAAAAGCCGCGAAGACAGAGCGGAAACAGAAGATCAAGTTCAAGCAGGTGAAAGAGCTGACCGCGAAAGAGACCGCCAGGGCACTGCGCGCGGCTTCGATGGCGATTGACAGCCTGAATGCGCAATGCGCGCAAATGCGGCGGATGGTAATTACCGAACGGGCACAGGTGATCTATTACACAGACCAGGCGCTCGCATTCTGCCGGCGGGAGACCGTTGCCGTGACGGTTGTGAACTTTGCCGATCTGGATGATGCGATCAAGGAAGCTTACGTAAAGAAGGCCATCCTGGAGCTCGAGGGCGACCAGGAGACGGTACAGCACACGCCCGGGCCCGCTGGTCCTCCGAAGTCAAAGCTGGTGGACGCCGGCGGCAGGCCAATCATCAACTGAAATGGCGTCAATAGCGAGAGGCAGAGTAGTTCTGACTTGCCCACCGCGCTATCAGTGTTGCTCTTTTCAGACGGAAAAACATAAAAGCATGGCAGGGATGGAGATAATAGTTTTTCCCGAGATTATTTCCATGAGGTGCGGTTCGTCGCGATGGCGGATCCCTATCAGCCCCTTTCAATCCTAAAAATTGCGGCGGATGCAGTCGATATCGATGAAGGAACGCAAAATTAGGTGTTTTGTCTGAGTACTCCCCCGGCGGATTAAGGCGTATCTTCTCGAAACCAGCTACTCACAATTTTTGTTTGAGTTATAGCAAGGATATTTGCTCTCTCCAGTCGAGGGTGCAACGCGGGCCTGATTAAGCCCCTGCTGAGCGACATCCGGCCGCAGCACCCGACGAAATACGTGTGCTCAGGCCATTTCCGTTTTCCCGCTAGAAACTTTGCCCTGCGGACCTGGAGGTCTGCGGGGTGTTTTTATTTGGAAAGGTCCCCCTGATGGCGCGCCACGCCTATCGTGCACACGTTGTTTCATGCAACGGAGATCGGTTGAAGTCGATCGGTCTCCAGGAAGCTTTAGAGATGGTCGACTCCGGCGAGGCAATCCGCATTTCGCGGATCAAGGCCGCCCAACTGGTGATACGGCTACGTCAACCGCGGAACCCGGACCGGCTGCTGGCCCAGGCCTCAATCACGTTCAGTGAGATGAAGGCCAATGCCGGCGAGTTTGGTGGACGGCGCCGCTCTAAGAAGCGATATCGCCTGGGGAACTTTGTGGACCGGGCCAGGACCAAGATCGAGATCTGGCCACTTGTGGGGGATACGAAGGCGATCCGCGTGGGCCCGGTAGCAGTTCGACCAGTCAGGCGGCAACTAGCCGGCTGAATTCAAGTAGGAGAGAAACGAAAATGTTTAAAGCCCCGAGAGACGTTTACGATAACCAAGGTCAGACAAAAGGCGACCAAGTCGGCTGCTCCGTCGGATCCGATCATTCAGGCCGCTGGCGTAAGCAACTCCATGAACGTCAATGGAAGCTGCAGCGTGAGCTGGAAGAAGTCCAGGACGCCCTCCACATTCTCGCAAACGACGAGACCGTAAACAAAGTTATCAAGGTCTTTGAGGTCGCGCAAAAGTAAGCTTTCTCTCACCCTAGTTCTTCCCCCTTTCAAAATCCAGATTTAAGCGCGCTTAGGGCTGATGCCCGGCGGGAGCTGAAATCATGAATGAAGTCACAGCAGTAGTGTCTCTAAAAGATGTTCGCGCGGCCGCAAAGGCCTGCACGGAAGCGAGCTCGGCGCGAAAGACCGCGGAGTCGGCCGAAGCCGGCAAGAAATCGGCCATGATGAAGATCTTCGAACCACTCCTGGGCGTGAAGACCGAGGATGAGGTTGCGGCGCTTTCTCCGGAGGCGCTGGCGAAGCTGGCGAAGAAGCGGATCCGCGCGGGCCTGGTCGAGTTTAACGGCATTGACGCTGAGGTTCTGCTTAACCAGGTGATCCAGAAGACACAGAGCCGCCGTTCAGTCTCCTGGAAGGACGCCTTCATTGCTGAGCTGGGCGCGTCAAAGGCGACGGAGCTGACTGAAGCGACGGATGAAAGCTTCAGTTACAAGATTGTGGATGCCGCGCTGTGAAACGTCCCGGCAAGAAGCCGGCAAAAAAGAAAGCGCCGGCGAAGAGCAAATCGAAGGTGGGAAAAAGTAGGAAATCGGCACGGCTGGAACCGCAGGCGCACGGCGGCGCCCTGAAGCGCGAGAAGGCGGAAGTTAAGGCGATTGATCCGCGGCGGCGCGAATACCTGAACAACCGGGCCCAGGGCGACTCAAAGAAGGAAGCTGCGTTGAAAGCCGGCTTCAGCGAGTCAATGGCGGAGAACGCCAAAGAGAAGATCGAGAAGCCGATTGCCGAGCAACTGGCCCAGGCGATCCAGGCGCGGATCCCGCTTGCGAAGATTGTCCAGCGCATTGACGAAGGCATGGATGCGCTGGAGACAAAGATTGTGCAGCACCAGGGGATTGTGACGGACTATGTTGACCTGGTGGCATGGGCGGAGCGGCGGGAGTACACCGCGATGGCCGCTGAATATGGGCAGTATCACATCCCCCGCCAGAAGCACGAGCATGAAGGCGAAATCCACAATGATGTGAAGGTAGTTGTGGAATTCCTGGGCGGTGGCGGTGCGGAAGCCCCAGCGAGCGCCTAGCTTATTTCGAATTCGCTTCCAGCCTAAGCAACGCAGGTTCTGGGAGCTGGTAATCAGCAACCGGCCGGGCTGTCCGACAAAGATCGGTTACGGCGGCGCCCGCGGAGGAGGGAAGTCAAAAGCCGGCAGGGACGTAATGATCCTGCTGTGCCTGACGTTCCCGGCAATTGATTGCCTGATTCTGCGGCGGACGTGGAAGGAGGTTTACTCCAACCACGTTGTGCCGATGTTTCGCGAGTTCCCCGGGCTTAGACAATGGTGGAACGAGTCAAAGAAGACCCTGACTTTCCCGAATGGGTCAAAGCTGGTCTTCGGCTACGCGGAACACAAAGAAGACATTTATGCATTCCAGGGCCAGGAATACGCATTCATCCTGGCGGAGGAGGCCACGCACTTCTGTGAAGAAGAGCTGGTCTTCCTGGAGACGTGTAACCGGTGGACGAAGAATCCGTCGATCGTTCCCAAACTGCTCTATACGACGAACCCGGGCAACGTGGGGCATGAGTACATCAAGCGAGTACTCGTCGACGGCGATTACACCGAGAACGAACGCAAGGAAGATTATGCGTTCATCCAGGCTTACGGCTGGGACAACGTCGAGTGGGCGATCCCGAGCTTTGTGCGCGAGCAGCGAATCGATCCGCTGACCTGGAAGAGCTGGTCGAGTTCAACGCAGGAAGCTTTTGTCGCGCCTTTCATCCAGCAGTATTACAGCTGGTCAGATGAGACGCGCTTCCAGTTCTTCACCACGGTCACCGATTACGGCCGCAAGCTGAATGCGCTGAGCGGGCAGATGCGGTCCGCGCATTTGTTTGGATCGTGGGACGCATTCGTCGGGCAGTTCTTCAGCGAGTTCAGCCGGCGGATCCACGTGGTAAAGCCGTTCCACATCCCTAGCTGGTGGGAACGGTTCTCAAGCTTTGACTGGGGCTTCAGCTCGCCGGCGTGCACGTTGTGGCATGCGGTCAGTCCTGAAGGCAGAGTCTTTACCTATCGCGAAGCGTACATCACGAAGCGCGATTCGGTATGGCTGGCAAAGAACAACGTCCGGATGACGGGCACGGAAAAGATGCGCTACAACGTTGGCGATCCTTCCTGCTTTAACCCAGGACAAGCAGGCCCAGTGATCTCAGAAGTTATGGGATTGCAGGGCTGGCAGATGATCAAGGGCGACAATGACCGCGTGAACGGCTGGGCCCGTTTGCGTGAATACCTGGCCTGGGAGATCGACAACTCCACCGGCGACCTGATCCGCGCGCCAATGTGGCAGATGTTCAGCGTGGACCCGGAATTCCCAATGATGGGATGTCCGAACCTGATCAGGACACTGCCGGCGCTGGTCCATGACGAGCACGATCCTGAGGACGTGGATACGAACTCAGAAGACCACGCTCCGGATTCAGCGCGGTATGGCCTGATGACGCGGCCGAAGATTTCAGTGGTACCGCTCGAGGTGATGCCTGAGGAATATGCGGAAGCGACCAGGCGCGCCGAACACAATGAAAAGCGGCGCCACGCTCACGACTGAGGAGCTTTTTGATGACCAGGCTTCCACCGTTACTGCGTATCGCATTAAGTAAGGTTGAGTACCACTTCGGCCAGCAACGTGAAGCTGATGCGATCGCCGAAGCAGTTTTAGCCGGCACAATGCGCGATGTCGATGCAATGAGCCAAACTATCACCCTTTGCGTCAGGCTCGTCAAAGAAAGTGCAGCAAGGCCGAAGCCGTGCTTGGCTCCCTAAAAGTTATGGCCAATGTCCGCGTTCCGATCTGCGCTTGCGGCAAAGACCTGCGCTATAGCGCAGCGCTCAGAGTTTACCGCTGCGCTGATGAGCATGTGACCACGGTGCGCGATTACTGGCTGGGAACGATCCCGGATGATTCACTGCGCAACCAGATGCGCCGAAGTGTTGAGCTCGGCAACGTTCGCCTGGCCTGGGACAGATTACTGGAAGGGACAGACCGGGTCTGTGATGGCCGGCTTCCATGAAGCTGCTGCAGATGCGGCCGCGCTCCGGAGATCCAACGCGGCGCGAGCTCAAGATGTGCGAATGGTGCCCGCGGGTGTTCACGCGCGCGATCGGTTCGAAGCGGAAGTACTGCGATGAATGTTTGAGGCCGAAGAATGCAGAAGCTGGAACCGGACCGGAGCAACCTGAGCGGGTATTCCGGGAAGCGGGAAACTTCCTCGAGCGCGCCGGCGCCTATCAGTTCAGCCAAGCCAGCAAGTGCCGAGGTGAGGCGTTGTTCCGTATGCGGATGCGCCGATCAGATGACGGAAAGCGGGGAAGTGGACCCGCTCGGCCGAAAGAAGTTCGATCACCTGGTGACGATCGAATTGAGGTATCTCAGGCGCAAAGAGGACCTGACGCTTTACCTCAAGAACAAGGGATGGCGATACAAGCTCCACCAGGCGCGTGACGCGATGGAGCGCTTCATCTGCCGGCCGTGCTTGAGAGAAGTAACGGAGATGGAGCGGGACTGGGCGCGCAAACGGGACGGAGAGCGGCGCCAGAATTTCGACAATTTCTACGGAGTGTTATGCGGCGAATGAAGATGTGGCTGGGAATGGTGCTGCTGGCGGTCCTCGCCCTGGGCGCGAAGAGCGAAGGGCAGGCAGCTTATAACGCTGATCGGGACCAGTTCCTGTTCAAGGCGCAGGGCGTCACCTACCAATTGAACAACCGGATTGGCGCGCTCAATCTGACGTTTGAATATGTGATGAGTGGAAGCCCTGGCTCAGTGGTGATGACTATCCAGGGCTGCATGCGCGGCGGCACGTGCGACACGCTCGACACCTATACAGGCACTTCTAGCACGGTCCGCAAAATTACCGGCCTTTACGACAATTACCAGATCACCAGCACCACGCTTTCAGGCGGGACATCGCCTACGGTGCAGATGAACGCCTACTTCACGTCGACCAGTTCTCCGACCTCGGCGCAGGGATCGCTTTCAGCGCAGGTGCAGGGCACCGCAGCCAGCGGATCGGCACCGGTGTGGAATCCGCTGTTAATGGCCGGAGTTGCTAACGCGGCGCCGCCGACTGACACAGAAGCCGCGCAGGCCCCTTTTTCCCTAGATCTCGCGGGAAACCTTCGGGTCTATGCCCACCCGACAAATGTACTCGGCTGCTATAAGTTCAACGCCCGGACTAATCCCTATTCAGGCTTGGCAGCGGGAGCGCCGCTGTTATCGATGCGCTGGGGCGATGCCACGCATATTGCCATCATCATGCGCGTCCAGGTGTCGGTGACGACCACGGTAGCGGCGACTGTGGCGGGACCAAATGAACGAGAGCTTATCATCGCGCGCGGCTTTACGGCGTCGGACACGGGCGGAGCCGCGATCACGCTGACGGGCAATAACCAAAAGATGCGGACGAGCCAGGGGACTTCGCTCTTTACGGACGTACGCGTCTTTGGCAATACCATCACTCCGGGCACGCGGACGCTCGATGCCAATCCAATCAGCGCGGCGATGGGCTGGGGCGGCCTTAACTTTACCGGAATTGCGGTGGGTGGCGGAGGCGGCGCACAGACTTCAGCGGCATGGTCGAACGCAGGCGACGGACAGTACGTTGACCTACTGAACGCCACAAATGGGCAGGAATACCCGATTGTGCTGTCCACCAATGAAGGGATCATCGGGCGCATCGGCAAAGACGCTCAGCCCACGGGCGCGACCAATCAGACCTATTGGCAGGTCACCTGGTGCGAGGCAAGCGCTTACTAAATTTCTCACAATGTTTTTCGCAAAGGAGCAATCTCTCTTGAAACGTACACTTCTCTCTATCATTGCGGTCCTCACGATCGCATGTTCAATGCAGGCGCAACAGGGCTATGTGCGCCAGGGCCCGGGCGGGCCGGTGATGACGGGCGTGAATGCCGGCATCTGCGGTGAATCGGCTTACCTGGCTGGAGTAGATTTCTGCATGCTGCGGGTTGGCCCGGGGCAGATCGGCTTCAGCAATGGCACGGGACCCGTGGCATCGCTTCTGCCTGTTACACCAAACTTCCTGCTTCCGGCGCCAGCAGCTGCAGGCAGCCTGGGAACGTCGACCACGGGAGGCACGATCGCTGCAGGAACGTACCGCGTGGGATTGACCTATGCCTCTCTCACAGGCGGACGAACAACGATTTCGACGGACTCGAGCTCCACGCAGGCGACAACGGGATCCACGTCGACGTTGACCGGCAATGCGCCTTCCGCGATTGCGGGAGCCGCGGGCTATGAGATATGGGTATCACCTGCAGGCGGGGCGGCGAACTCTGAGGTCCTGCAGCCGATCACAACCGCGGTATGCTCCGGAGCGTTCACGAATGCCGGCGGGAACACGATTTGTCCCTTTGGCTCGAACTATACGCTGACCTCTTTGACTTCTACCGGATTAGCGGTGCCAGGCGCGAACACAGCGGGAGTGATTAACTTCACTGCTGGACCGCAGACGGCGGTGACGTCAGTTACGACGGCGCAAACGATGCTTTCCGTTTCCGTTGCGAACGGCGCGCAGAACGTGCAGGGCAAGAAAGTCCATTGCGTGAGCCATGGGGTTTATAGCTTTGCCGGCGGCAGCACGCCTACGATGACGTTCTCAGTGACTGAGGGCGGGCAGACGCCGGTAACAATTACGTCGGCGGCTATCAACACCGCGGCTTCAACGAACCTCCCATGGGAGTTCGATTTCGATCTGACCACAACGACCACGGGAGCAAGCGGAGTGCTGGAGTCCCATGGCAAGCTGGACTTGAACATCACGGCGAACACGCCGGCGGCCGCCGTGGCAACTTACCATGACACCAACAGCGCGGCCACTACGGCCTTTAGCCTGGCGCAGGCTAATACGCTGGCATTCCAGGTGGCTGCTTCAGGCTCCATCAGTTCGGTGACGTTGCGCGATGCCTCCTGCGAGTCCATCCAGAACTAACAACTTTTAAAAGCTTGATGGCGCGCCAGGCCTGTAACGCCTGCAACGCCCATTGGGGAGCCGAAAGCGGCCCGGTACATCGGGGGAAGTGCCGGGCTCTTTCGTTTAGGGGACACCCATGCAGCAGCAGATCTACTGGGTCATCAGCATCCTGATCCAGCTGGCCGCGGCGATCTTCGTCTACGGCCGCCTGGCGGAGCGCAACAAGGTCCACACCGAGCAGATACAGAAGCTCGAAGACAAGACGGACAAGCACGACGGTGAGCTCGGCGTGGTTTACGGCACTCTGAGGCTTAAGCGATGAATATCGAAGTCCGGCGCCGCTGGACAACCGGGAAGAGCGTTATTTCGCACGTCTTTGTGAACGGCCGTTGCATGTGCTTTGGCCTGGAGCCGCCGATCCGCACTGACGATGTGAAGCCGCGGGCGATTCCCGCCGGCACGTATGAGGTCACGATCCGCTGGTCAGAGAAGCATAAGCGGAACGTCCCGCACGTGGAGAAGGTCCCGGGATTTGAAGAGATCGAGATCCACGTGGGCAATTATCCGCGGGACACCGAAGGCTGCCTGCTGGTGGGCGAGACGATGGGCGAGGATTACGTCGGCAACAGCCACGGCGCATTTGAAATGTTTTACGCGAAACTGCTGGACGTCTGGAAGAAAGAGCCGATCGCTATTACCTATCGCGATCCGGAGGCGGCATGAATCCGATTCTTGAAAAACTGTTTGGCGATGGCGTTACCAGCATCGGTGACGTGTTCACCAAGATAGTCGGCGCGTTCAAGCTTCCGCCTGAAGAGGCGGCAAAGTATGCGGCGCTGAAAGAAGCCAACACGGAGAAGCTGGCGGAGATGGACCGCGAGCTGCAGCAAAAGGCCATGGATATCCAGGCAGCCGAGGTTGCCGCGGCGAGCGCCAACATTCGGGCTGAAGAAATGAGCGGCGACAAATATACGAGCCGCGCCCGGCCGAGTTTCATTTATCTGATGCTGCTCATCTTCCTGTGTAATTACGTGGTCTTTCCGCTCCTGGGCAAGTCGCCGATCGTCTTTCCTGATGCTCTGTTCTGGCTCTTCGGTTCCTGCATGCTGGGCTACACCGCGGCGAGGACGTGGGAGAATTTCATGGGCGCGCCGGGCGATAGTTCGATGCAGATAGGCTCGCTTTTCAAAGCGGGAAATAAACAGTAAGGAGAAAACCGATGGTTCCCTGGTATATCGCTTTGCTGGCTCTTCTGATCGGCGCGCTCGTCACGTCGATCGTTGAGTACAAGCTCAACTACAACCTGGTGGACAAGATTCTTGATCTTTTCCGCAGCCTGGAAGCGAGAGCGGCCGCGGACAAGCGAAAGCTCGAAGCGCTTACGGCGCGAATGCGCGCGCAGGCCGCCGCCGATTTACAGAACATCAAATCGAAGTTTTAAGGGGTAGCTCCAATGGCGAGAGATCCACGGAGGTCCTCCGCGTTCGATAGCGGGATGCGGGGAAGAGAAAAGCCCAAGGTCCAAAGCGGCAATGGCAGCGGCGAGCAGGGCACAAAAGGTCCGGACGGCAGCGCCGGCGGGGAGAATGCCCAGGGCGCGGGAAAGACCATCGGCGATCCCAAGGGCGTTGGACTGGATGCATACACTTCCGGGATGCGGGGCCCGGAGAAGCCGAAGCAGAAGTCGGTGGACCAGGCCATGCAGACGACCGGGGATGACGTCGCCTCAGGCAATCTGAGCGGGAGCAAAAAGCAGGGGCCGAATAGTGTTGTCGGAAAGCCTGAGGGCGAGAATCCGGAAGGAACCGGCAAGAGGTCTGGTGTGCAGGATGGCCAGCTACAGAACTCTGCCTCGAACTCTTACAAGATCGGAATTCCGGGGAACAACACGGAAGCCGCGGCTGCGGGCATAGAGCCTACAGCGGAAGAGGACGACACGCACATCAACGTGCGGATCCCCAAGGCATCACTGAAGCGCAAAGCTCCGGGCGTCCAGGGGCAGTAAGTGCGCCGCGTTCTTTTATGCGCGGGATGCGGTGACAAGTTTCCTCACGCGCATGGCGCCGATCGCTTTTGCGATGATGATTGCCGTGAGGACCACAAGGCCGCGCTCGCAGAGGCCGAACGGGCGATTCTCTCCAAGGGCTTCTCGCGCGATGAGGCCACGCCGAACCTCTTCCACAAGGACGGCGTGGCCATTTCTATTGAGCAGGTGATGGATGAAGGCATGGATAACGTTCTGGCGGCGCATGACCGGGCAAAGCAGCAAGGACTCCAGCTCCCTACTTGATCAGGCGCGAACGGAGCACATCCGTGATCTCCGCGTGCTCCTGGACCAGAGCGTCGAGCGGGAGAAGGAGTTTGCCGGCATGCTGAAGCTGGTGATGGAGGAGAGATTCTACCGGCCGGTTATCACTCGCCCGGGCGAGAACAAGACCACGCCGATTCTTCCTCCGGACCAGCTCCAGGACGTGACGGCGTTTGACCAGGCCGCGGATCAGGCGCAGATCGAGGACCACGAAGAGCTGGGAAGGAATCTGCAGCAGGAATTTGAAGAGCTTAAGAGAGAGGAAGACGAGTACCGAGCGCAGAAGGCATGAAGAAACTTTATAACGTTATTGCACTATTACTCTTTTTTGCCTCAGGCGCGATCGCGCAGACCACGACATCCGTCACCGGCACGGTGAAGGACGTGACGGGCACGCCGATTGTCTCCGGGAAGATCACTTTTCAGTTCATGCCTGGTCCGGATGCGACGATCTCGGGATCGGCGCGCTTCTCTCTTTCGCAGACGAACTGCGCCATCAATCAACCGCAGATATCGACCGTCTCCCGCGCGGCAAACGTGGTGACGGCCACGCTCTCGGCCACACCTACACAACCGTTTAGTATTGGCGATGTAGTAAACGTCACGGGCGTGACGGACACCAGTTTCAACGGCACGGGATTCACCTTGACGAACGTAGCCGGCGGCGGAGTGACCCTGACCTGGTCACAGACCGCGGGCAATGCCTCCAGCTCGGGCGGGTTCGTGGGCGGAGTGCTGGGGAAGAACGGGACTGGGGTCTGCACGCTTGCTACAAATACCGCCCTGCAGCCGCCAGGCTCGTATTACGTGGCCACGGTCTATGCCGGAGGGGTAAAGACCTCCCAATTCAACTTCCCGACCTATCTGGCCAGCCAGGACATTTCCACGACGGTCCCCACGCCGGCTACGGCGCCCTTCCAGAGCTTTGTGGACGTGATGTCAAACCAGACGATCGGCGGGAACAAGAACTTTACCGGGGCGATCTCTTTCCAGAGCGGATTCGCTTTCGGGTCCTCCGGAGTGATGGGCTGGTCCAGCAACGTGGATCCCAGATTGGCGGCAATCGATTCGGCCATCTCGCGGATCGCTGCCGGAGTGCTGGGAGCTGGGAACGGGACTCCTGGTGATGTTAGCGGGACATACAAGGCAACCGTGTTTCTCGGGGCATCAGCGAATCCGGCAACCGCGGGTGTGCTGCGCGGAGCCAGTGGGGATTCACTGGTTTGTTTTCGCAATAATGCCAATGGCGCGAATGTCTGCCTGAAGAAAACCGGCGCTCTGGCCAGTCCGTTTCCGGCGGATACGCTTGATCTCACCGATTTCGGCGGCGCCAAGGCTGCACAGTTGTTTGCGACCGGCAGCGGCGGACAAAGCAGCTCATCGTTTATAGGAACTGCGAATGGAAGTCCTGGCTGGGCGCTAAATTCAACGGGCGGAGCAGCGGATCAGAAGTGGATGGACTGCTTCCTAAATACCACGACCTATGCGTGCCGCTTTGTAAATGACGCTGGCAACACTGCCAACGCATTTATGACCGTAAGCCGGGGATCTGGCGCAGCCGTAGGAACGATGACATTTGGGGCGGGCGGATTCGTGCAGACGCTCCCATCGGCCACAGGTACGCTTGCGCGCACATCGGGCGATACTTTCACTTCGACCACATTGACCAGCCCGGTCATAAATGGAAGCCCCACAGGTACAGGCATTCCAACTATTACCTTAAAGAAAGGGAGCGGCGGCGGAAACTATACAAGCGCATCCACAACCTATGTCGTGGTGGACGCAACGAACCTCTGTTATACGGTGACAATTCCGACAGGATGGAAGCTGGCCGTGCAATCTCAAGGCTCCCTTGGAACAAGCACAGCGGCGGTATCCGCCAATATTGCATTGACTGATAATGCAGCCTGCTCTACGGCAAATGCTGGCGTGTTAGTTGAGAATGCTTTTCAAACCGTGGGTGCGGGAGCAACATCCCCATTCAATTTAGTATGGGCCATTACTGGCGACGGGGCTTCTCACAATATCGCACTACAGTTTAAGACCAGCAATGGGGCTGATTCCGCATTGCTGGCCAATTCTAGTGCAACTTTTTTGCCGACAATGGTATTTCTGCTCACGCCGAGCAATTAGAGCATTGGATCCGGCGGTGGCAATGCTGGAGTTGCAGCCTTTATTTGCCGGTTCCATACAGACGCCAGTGAACCTCGGTGGCGCAGTGGTCCCACGTTGCTCCAACTTCTTGCCCGTTGGGGTTGGTAATGTTGCCTCCGAGAACCGAGGGACCTTCGATCCGCCAGAAGTCGGCGCCGCAGAATATAAGTCCGCCCACATAGCGATAAACATCCACCACCGAACCAGCGGGGATGTCTATTGGAGTAGGGAATGTCCACTGGCGGTCCGTGTTTCCTGTTACGTCCTGGTGCTTGTCAAACTCGCACAGGCTATCGAACAGCATGTGGAAATTTCCAGAAGGGTCTTTTATCCAAATCTGCAGGTTGCTGACTGGTTCAAACCGAGCGTTGGCGGAAGTTCCTATCCAACAGTGAAGAGCCTGAAGATGCAAGGGAGCTTGCAACGTGTAAGTGCCATACTGATCGACGTTCATTTGGCACGGACCCAGCTTCATCAACACAAAGAAGCTGGAAGGCAGTGGCGAATACCACCCTTCATAAGGGACGGATTGACAGGGGTTATTTTGGCCGGCGTTTCCTATGTAGGGCGCCAGGTGGCCTTGTTGGAGATAGTCCGGAGCGCCCGGATTCATGGAAATCTGTTGAGAGAACGAAGGCAGAGACACTAAGAGCGTAAAAAGCAAAGCGAGCTTTTTCATTTGTTCTTCCTGGAAGTAGTTTTAAGGATGGCCCTGATTCAGGAACGTTATACAGGTGTAGCGCATTGTCAAGGGTTATTTTGCTCGGCCCAAAGGACCTTGTTCGGGTGGATTAGGCTTGTCGTTGAAAAGTCGAACTATAACGCCCCAGAAAAGCGCAGGCACTAAAGCTATGAGGGCAAGAACGGCGAGAATGGCCCAGAAGGTTCCCCAGCTGAATTCAAACATAGTGTTCTCCCAAGACGGCAGAACTATAACACATTTTAAAAAGTGAACGACGTCGAGACGAAGCAAGTAGCCCGGGCGGGTGGAACGGGCCTGAGAAAAGTCTTATACAGCTTCCAGGAGATGTTGCACAACGATCTTTCCCGGAACCGCTTCGCGGAAGAGCGCGAATGGTACGAATCAGCCTTGTTTTATCAGCGCCGGCAATGGCTGAAGTGGGACAACAGCAACAAGCGCTGGAGCGTGGTAAAGCAGGACCCGGACAAGCCCCGGCCGATGCCGGTGACGAACCACTTTGCCCGGACCATCAATGCGAATGCCAACCAGCTGGCCGGCGGCAATCCGCGGGTCCAGGTAACACCGAATGACGATTCGGACAAGAACCGGCGCGGCGCCCAGTATGCGGAACGGGCGATCCAGGCGATTGACGAGGAGTCAGGCTTCAACATCCAGAGGCCTTTGCTGGGCAAGCATACGGCGCTGTGGGGCATCGGCGTAACGATTGATATCTGGGACAGCTCAAAGTCAAACGGGGTCACGAAGATCCCGCAGATTGAAATACAGAGCACGCCGAAGCTGGGATGCATCGATTGCGGGCAGGTGGCGGACCTAAGCCCGGAGATGAGCACGGCACAGCCTGTCGGTCCTGGAGACCTGGCCCAGGCCAACGGTGTTCCGGATAACGCGGGAGCGCAACTCCCTGGGCAAGGCGAGGCGCCGTGTCCTTCATGTGGATCGATGCAGACGATGGGCTGGATGGCGCAGCAGCCCGTGACGACCGAGGTCAAGGAATTTTCGAAAGGACGGATCTGCACGGAAGTGCGGCCGATCTTTGAGTTCTTTATTCCGCGGGATGCGATTCATCCGAACCTTTCGAAGAAACTGCAGCGGCGGTACCGGAAACCGCTGAGCGAAGCAAAGAGGTTGTGGCCGGACCAGGCGGACGATCTGAAGGCGGATGAAAAGCAGGATGTCCATGAGATCTACATGGAAGCGCTGCGCAGCCTGGTCAACTACAACTACATGCACGACCAGGCAACTGATGGTCTGACGATCACGGAGACCTGGATCGATTTCGACCAGCTCCCGGACAACGTGCAGGAGTTGCTAACGCAGGCCTGCGAGACTGGCCAGGACGATGAAGGCGAACCGGTTGAATATCCGGACGAAGAGCTGGATCCGGTTGAGCAGCTGGAGCAGTGGGGAATTTACATTGTCGCCGGCGGCGGGAAGGTCCTGGACTGGGGCATCAATAACGTCGAGGGTGAAAAGCCTCCGACGTTCTATATATGGGACGTGGACCCGGCGAGCGTTTATCCAAAGTCGCTGGGCTCTGACCTGGTGCCCTTGCAAAAACGTTTGAATCGCCTAGACAGCCTGATGGAGCTGGGCATGATGTCAAACGCCGCGGGTAAGTGGCTGTGGCCGACAACGCAGACCACGAAGCCGCCAACGGGATCGCCGTCGGACGTGGTTGAGTTTGATCCAATCGGCGATGGCAAGATTGCGCCAACATTTGTGCAGCCATCTCCATTTCACCAGGCGTGCTGGAACCTGCGCGCGGCGATCAAGCAGGACTTCATGGAGATCGGCATGACGGAGTCGATCAACCAGGGACAAAACCCGAGCGGAGTGACGGCGTTCCGCGGGCTGGCGTATCTGGGAGCGAAGTCGGCCGAACAGTTCTCCACGCCGCGGCAAAACTGGGAACGGGCGCTGGCGTGCCGGCATAAGAAGAATTTGATCCTGGCAAAGCGCAACTGGAATGAGGAGCGCAAAGTCAGGGTCGCAGGCTTCAACGGCCGTTACGGCATGCAGGCCATGACCGGAGCGGACCTGGAAGGCGATTACTCGATTGAGATAGTGGAAGGATCGAGCCGGCCGAAGACGTTTGACGAAAAGCAGCAGGACGTGGCCATGCTGCTGCAGGGCGGGTTGCTCGATCCCACGGATTCAGCCACGCGGGAATACATCTTTGACCAGGTCAATCTTGACGGGGTCAACATGGTGGACCATCTCCAGTATCTGAAAGCGGAGCGTGATCTGGACATGGTGATAGCCGGGAATATTCCGGCGCCCAACAAATATGCGAATCCGCAAATCTTCCTGAAGGTGTTTTCGAACTTCACCTTTACGGAGGAGTTTGACGCGCTGCCTCCGGATGCGCAGCAACGAGTGGACATGGCGTGCGATTTCTTTGCCCAGATGATCCAGCAGGCGCAAGCTGCGGCCGCGGAGCAGCAGCTGAGGGCGCAGATGGCGTTGAAGGTGGGAACGGCCATGGCGGGCAGGCGCGAGAAGTCAGGGAAAGCGGGCAATACGGCGCTTGAAGGCGTACCGGGAAGCACGACGTCACCGGAGGCCAGCGCCGCCGGCGCGAACCAGGAAGCAAATCAGGTAGCTGCACAGCTGCCGTAAAACTGTCACGATAGGAAGGTAAATGCCTCATGGAAGACAAAAACGACGCAAGCTTACAGCAGCCGAACGAGCTCGAGAAGAAATCAGGAAACGGCAGCTCGGATTCTACTGGGCCTACTTCGCCTTCCGCGAAGGACGCAAGCAACGAAGGATCAAGCGAACCGATCCCAACCAACTCCAGCTCTTCAGCTGAGGGAGGCGTTTACCCAGTGCCGTTAAAGCCGGAACTGGTTCCACTCCAAGAGCGTTTGAATCACTTGACTTCTGATGGCTTTGACGCCTATCGAATCGCGGCAGGGCTTGAGGAGCCAAAGGAACACGCGGAAGCGAAGCTGCCGCCTTCGGTAGCACGTGCGCCGATTGTCAAGATGGGAACGATTTCTGCAGAAGAAATCGAAGAAGCGGTCGCCTATGACAAAGCCCATCCAACACAAGAGGAACAGGAGCGGGCAAAGGTCCCCAGCCTTGAGGAGCACCGGGATGTGAAGCAGCAGCGGGAATTGAACGAGCTGAATCCGCACCTGGCAGCGCCGCCTTCGCTTCCGCATCAGGAGCCCAAGAAAGCTGTGCCTGGCGGACCGCATCAACCGTCGCTCGACGAAGACAAGCATGATTCGCTGGGTCACGTAAAGGACGATGCCGGGCCGGTGGGGCCGCGCGGAGCGCATGTATCTCCGGAGCACCTGAGCGAAGAGCAGAAGGCGGAGAGCGCCCGGCAACAGCATGAGCGCGAGCATCGCGGGATGAGCTCCACCGCGGCGGTGGATTCACGCGGCGAATCAAAGCATATCTTTGTGCATGAGCCGCAGGGCAACGACCGGAACGGCGCGCGGATCCCGGACAAGAAGACGGACCAGTTGGTGGAAGAAGCTCCGCCGCACGTTGGCCCGCGCGGGATCGGCGTGCCGAAGGATACCTTTCACAGGGGGTGACGATGCCAGGACCGAACGGCAAGCATAATTCGCTGGACAGCTATAGCGGCCCTGCAGCTCCGGCGCCGGCGGGAATTTCCGGTTACCTGATTGTTCCGCCGAAACAGATCAACGCCGGCGATGCGAAGACGGGACCAAAGAAGGCCGGCAACGGCCGGATCAACAACGACAGCTACAGCGAGTGACTCGCGTAAACGCATAAACAATTTCGTAAGCCCAGAAAGCCCGCTATCCACGCGGGCTTTTCTTATGGGCGCGATCAGGAGAATGAGCAATGAAGTTTTTAGACGTGAGAAAGTTTATTCCGCGGATGCTGTGCATGATCGATGGCGGCGAAGACGCGGGCGGCGGCGGTGGCAGCAACAACGGCCAGACCACGGCCGAAGCTGCGCTTGAGTTCTGGGACAAAGATGATTCAGAGGCGGCCGGGCAGAATCAGAACCAGAACGGCGAGCAGGGGCAACAAGGCACTCAGGGACAACAGGGCGAGCAGCAAGGCACTCAGAATGCCGGCAAAGAAGGCGAACAGCAGCAGGCCCAGCAAATCCCGGATGAGCAGCTCCAGGCGGATCCTCGCTACAAAGAAGTAGCGGCGTTCCGCGATGAAGTCCAGCCGATCCTGGACAAGCACGGCATTCCCGATTCGAAAGAGCTGGGGCTGCAGCTGGCGGACTCCGCTGTGTTGTATCAGATCGCGGCCGGCCAGGCGAAGCCATCTCAGCTGCTGGACGTGATGGCGCAAAACGCGGCGTGGTCAAAAGACCAGGTGGGCGCAGTCGCGCAGGACCTGATCGGCTGGCTGACCAAGCAGGGCTTCCTCAAAGAAGGCCAGGTACAGAATGCCGGCGGCGAGAACCAGAACGGGAACCGCCAGTTCAACGATCCGGCTCTGGAGCGCCTGGACAAACTGGAGCGTGAACGCGAGGAAGAGCGGCGCCGCGGCGAAACGGAAAAGACGCAGAAGGCGGAGCAGGAACGCCAGGGCAAGATTTTCAACTCATATACCACGAAGGTAACCGATCTACTCAAAGCCAAAGGCCTGGTCGACGACAAAGGGAACGTGGATCCGGCGGACGTGGACCTGTACGGCCGCGCGGTCCGGGCGTTGATTCCTCCGGAGCAATTCAATGCGGTGATCGGTCGGATTGAAAAAGGCAATTTCGTGGACGTGATCAAGTTGTTCGACCAGGTTCACAGCAAAGAAACCGCCCGTCTGAAAGCGTGGACGGACCGGCAGACGAAATCAGCAACGAGGCGTGATGGAACTGCGCCTCGAGTACCTGCTGGCGGAGCACCGCCGGCGCCGGCTGGACAGCAAAAGCGTAATCTTCGCGACCGCGATGAGCGCCTAGCGGCAGCCAATGCCGAGTGGGACAAATAGCTCTAAGCCCGTAAGACCTTCAACCCTACGCGAGCCCCCCGTATCGCTTCTTTTACCCCCGAGAAAACCGGAGTTTTACCTTGGCTGATCAGAATACGATCAACCGAATCGGCGGACTGCTGAAGAACGTCTATTCGGATGCGATTGTTGAACAACAGAACCTTGCCGCTGTGGCGCGCAAGTTGTTCACCAAGGCCAAAGGCGTCCGGCTGGGTGGCGATCACTACGAGATTTCAATCCGTATCGGCGGAAACCGCGCCGGTGTGGGTGCTCGCAACTCAGACGATCCTTTGCCTGTACCCCTGCGCCAGCAGGAAAAGAAATTCCTTGTATTCGACCGCGGCGTCTTCGGCGTAATCCGCGTCTTTGACAAGGACATCCAGAACTCAAAAGACAACAAGCAGTCCTTCATCAACCACCTGGACGATGAAGTCACACAAGTCGCCAAAGACGTGATGAAGCACATGAACATCATGACCTATGGCGACGGCACGGGCACGCTCACCACGGTGAACGCGAACACCGCGAACACCAACCAGTTCGTGGGCAAGGCCGGCGCCGCATTCGGCCAGTTCGGCACCCGCTAACTGCAGCTGAACGATCAGATCGACGTTTGGGACCCGACGTTCACCATCCAGCGCACGCCGGCGGGCGGAGTCCAGATCACCAACCTGGATCCCACCACGCAAACGGTGACGGTCAGCGCCAACCTGACCCTGACCGCGAACGACGTGGTTGTCCGCGCCAGCTCTGCCAACAAGGAATACATTGGCCTGCAGCTTGCGACCGACAACAGCTCTTCTGTGACGTTCCAGGCGCTTTCGCGTGGTTCGTTCGCTATCCTCCGCGGCAACGTGGTGGCGGCGGGCGGAGCAGGCCTGGCGGAGAGCCACCTGCAGCAGATCATCTCGCTGATTGAGATGAGCTCGGGCGAGACTCCTGACCTTTTCCTGACCGGCAACGCGCAGTGGGACGCTTACGTCGCCCTGGGCCAGTCACTCAAGCGGTACGTCAACACCCAGAAGCTCGATCGCGGCTTCCAGGAGCTGGACTACAACGGTATCCCGTTCCTCAAGGACGTGGATGCTTCACCCGCGGAGATCTTCGCCATCAACAGCGAATATGTCCAGAATGGCGTGGTCACTCCGTTGAGCTGGTCTGAGGAAGACGGCTCGATCCTGAAGTGGGACGCCGGCTTTGCGGCTTACAAGGCCTTCATGCGCGAATATGGCAACTACGTATATCCGCGCCCGAATGCCATTGGCCGCATCGATACCCTGGCGGTCAACGCAGTCTACGTCAGATAGCACTCAGCCACTCAGCACTCAGCATTCAGCCAGAGATGGTTGGATGCTGAGTTAGTTTTTGGTCTTTAGTACAGCGCAACCATGCGGACAACGCGGCATTTGCAGGGCGGCTCGACATCGGGGATCTTCAGATCGGGAAGAGTATCGCCCGGGCAAATGTCGTTTGCAGTTCTTCCATTGGCTGCGATGCGTTGAAACGTGAGATAGCGATAGACCTTCCCGCACTCGACTTCAACGTCGATCCAGCGGGCAATCCTCCGAGGTTCCACCATGGCAATTATTGTATGCGGCGAAAGTACTCCCAGCCGGCCGACAGATTTTGAAGACAAGCTTCAGGCCTTTGACAAAGACCTGCTGATCGTGTGGCACAAACCGCCGACGCAACCGCGGCACAAGCCCGGGCGTTGGAAGATCGAGCAATGCATCGAGCACCTCTCCGGACTGACGAAAGCGAACGGGATGCCGGACCACACGCACGTGTGCCGGCGGATCTACGTGATGATGGTTCAGGACGACGAAGGAACTGCGCTTCCCCTGGGCGAGCACGTGATCGACAAACTGCGCGCGATGCGCGCTTATTCGGAATCGTTTGGAGGGGAGACAGAGCGCGGGCTCAGGAATTTTATCCACCATTCCAACAATATCGACAAAGAGTTGGAGCTGCGGCGCGACATCAAGCGCGAGGACATCAAGCAGCACAACCGTAGATTTAACCGGGTCTCGCTCAATCGGGCGTGGAACTTGATCGAGCGGCATGACCTTGAGCCGAACCAGTGATGGAGTTTAAGAACCTCCAGTTTCAGGGCATCAACATGGGCGCCTGTGGAGCGTTTGACCTGCAATTTCTGAAGATTGCCGCGGTGAAGTGGCAGGAGCTCGAGGACATGATCCGCGGGCGCGGATGCCGAGGGGCGCAGCCGCCCCAGGAAGAATAATTTCTATTCCCCCAAATCAAACCTTAAGGCGCGGCATGAGGCTAAGCGCCGGGAGAAAAGTGTGCAAGCAGAGTTTTACAACGCCGGGGACAAGATCGACGAAGTCCTGCTTTATTCCATTCCGACCGGGTCAGATATCCATGCCCTGGCCAGGTACAACATCGTTGCGCCGAGAGAAGAGTTCTTTTCGGTGCCCACAGAAATGACGATCCAGAACACCGGCGAGACGATCGCTGTGCAGTTCCAGCGCGACATCCCCCGGAAGTGGGGAGACCGTGGCGTGATCAAGATCGACCCGGCTTATGACCCGGAGCAGGAAGATCCTGAAGCGCCTTTGAGCAAGTATCCCTTCGCGCGGACCAGGCAGGAAGCCGTATCGCGCGGCCGGGAGCTGTGGAGCCTTTACTTGCGTTCAGTGGTTGAGTCACACCTGGCTGATTGCGAAGCCGCCCGGGCGGCCGGAGGAGCTCCGCGATCGGCGCGCGGCTTTACCAAGCGCGCATTGAAGCTGCTGGGCATCCAGGACCCCGGAGAGCAGTACTTCAATTCATTGACGAACGGCGGCGCCGGGCAAATGCACGAAGCAAATCCTCAGGTCGCGGCCATGCAAGCGCAGATGCAGATGATGATGGCGATGCTGATGGCAGTCGCAACGGGCGAAAAACTGGATCCGGCAAAGCTGGCCGAATTGATGAAGACGCCGAATGCGATCGGCGTGGATGCCAAGGGTGCGGTGGTGACCTCGGGCGTGGCCACGGGCGAGATCAAGAAACCGATTGCCGGGCCGAGCGGCTATGAACGGGAAACGGCCGGCGGCAAGGAAGATCGTCGGAAAAAGGCGGAAGCGCACCTGTGACGCTGCAGCAGTTGTTCGACAAGGTAAATAAACGGTCCTACCAATCGCGGGCAGATGATGAAATTCTCGCCGCGATTTCCTCCGCTTCGAAGTTGCTCTACAACAAGATTCTCAATGAGAACCGGGGCAACTTCCTGAAGTGGGACACGACGACGGTTGCGATCGTGGCGAACCAGGAGGATTACGCGCTTCCGGTGGACCTGCAGCAGATCGTGCGTTTCCGTGAGCGCTTGAATTCATCTTCGGATTACCGGCGGATCGATCCGGCCGATATCAACTCAAACGACTTTGTGGATGCGCAATTTGCGTCGAGTTTTGGGGCTGACCTGGACGGCCCGGTTTCAGATTTCATGTACTACGGCCCGATTCTGCTTGAGGCGGATGCGCAGACCGCGGCAAAGCAGCGCCACGTGCGCCTGGCTCCGACGCCGCAGGACTCGCGACAAACCGAGCTGGTCTATACGGCGAAGTTTATCGAGATCATCGATCTTGAGAGTTTTCTGACCATTCCGGACGAGGGGCATGAGGCTGTGATGTATTACGCGGCCGCAGACCTGAAGGTCCTGAACGATGACGACAATACTGGCGATCTGACGATGGCGCAGATGCATGAGCGGGAATTTCTGAAGATCGTGCGCAAGAACCAGACACAGCAAGGCCCGAAGGTCGAGCCGTACATCATCGACATGGATTAAGCAATGGCGATCCGCAACCTGGAAGAGAAGGTCTGGGATTCCTTCCGCGGGGGAAGGTTTACCCGGAACAACCTGATCAAGATTTCCGACGATCATTTACTGGTCGCGACCAACCTGATCATGCCGGGTGATGGAGTGGCGCACCGCCGGCCGGGCTATACACAGGTCACGCCGAACGCGCTGGGGTTCGTTCCCAGCAGGATCTTCGATTTCGAACGCCAGAGCGACGGCCGTCAGTTTGTGATTGTCTCCGGCGCCGGGCACTTTGGATACATCGATCCAGTCAGCGGCGCTTATACGGAGCTCTCCGCGAATGAGAACGCAGCGCCCTTTGCTTTTGCGACATCGGTGTCCGCCTGCTATGCCTCAAACGGCGTAAAGGCTTACAAGCTGGTGGACGTCAATGGCGTCCTGACGAAATGGAACTGGGGCATCCAGGCGCCAACGGTCGCGCCGGCTATTGCGATAGCCGCGGGTAGCTTGAGCCTGGTGAAGGGCAGGCAGTACTGCTACAGCTTTGTTTCGAAGTGGACGGACTCCGCGGGCGTGACGCGCGTCCACGTGGGACCGCCTTCGCCGATTTCGGCCCACACCGGGCCGTTTACCAATGGCGTGGTGAACGGAAGTGGAGTGCAGATTTCCACCGATCCACAAGTTACCCACATCTGGGTGTTTGAAACGAATGACACCGCGCTGAATACCACGTCAGTTTTTTACTTCAGTTTGGAGCTGACGAACGGCACGACTAGTTTTGGCGAAACACTGGCGGACACTGCGCTCGATACCACGCGCCAGGCTCCATTTGAGAACCTGCCCGCGCCGGCGTCGACGATCCTGGTGGAATACCAGCAGCGGATCGCCGCCATGGGGATCGCGGGCAAGCCTGACCTGATCCAGGCCTCCG